CTCGGCCGACTGCATGACGCGGCCCTTCATCTCGCTCGCCTGCTCGTGGTAGCGCAGCTCGCCCGACTGCTCGCGCAGGAGCACGAACTCGCCGCGCCGGAGCTCCGGGTTGTTGCCCTTGATGATCCCGGCCTTGAACAGCACGCCGTCGCGCGGCTCCATGCCGCACAGTTTCATGTGCTGCTTCCAGTCGGGATCCGGCCACATGCCGAAGACGCTGCGTGTCGCGTTCGGCAAGGCCGTCGCGCCGCGGATGCCGTCGCGCATCTGCCGGCCGGTGCGGATGACCGTGCCCTCGCCGGCCTTCCGCACATGGTGCGTCACGACCATGGTGGCGCCGATGTCGCCGCAGATCGGCTCGATCGCGACCCGACACCACTCCATCGCGACGTGCGCCGCGTTCTCCTCGCCGTGCAGAAGCGCGCTGTACGTGTCGATGCCGACCAGTCGCAGATCCGGGATCTGCTTTAGCTGCTCGACCAGCTCGCGCCACTTGCGGCTCGCCTGCGCGTTCCGCGCCGGGTCCATCTCGACGATCGAGAAGGCGCCGCCCATGTTGGGCAGCGGCAGCACGATCAGGTTGTCGCCGTACTGCGCGCGGAACGTGCCGCTCGGGTCGAGCGCGGCAAGCCGCGCGTGGATCTCCTCGAGATCGTCCTCCGCCAGCAACAGGACGCACTTACCACCTGGCTCCAGCCACGAGCCCACCCGGCTCGACAGCCACGGCACGCCCGGCCCACTGGCGACCGCCATGCCGAGCTGAAGCAGCGCCCAGGTCTTGCCGACGCCGCCGTCGGCGACCCAGAGCTGCGGCTTGCCGTAGGGGATCAGGCCGTCGATCAGGAAGCGCCGGGGCGGCGCCTCGCCGCGCATGGTGCGTCCGACGGCCCACCCGGCCAGCAGGAACGGCAGGCTCTCCGCCGGCGCTCCGCCGGGCGCGTCCATGCGCAGGGGCTCGCGGGCAGCCGATGGCGCCGGGAACGGGCCGTGCTTGCCGATATCGTGGTTCACCAGCCCCATGAACTCGGAGCGGAAGCGCTCTTCCGGCCACGGCGGCTGCATATGAGTGTGCATCCAGCGGCGCGTGTTGTCGGCCGCGTCCGACAGGCTGACGACGCCCGTGCGCGCCAGGTGGATCTCCCAGCCGGCGGTGCGGGTGAACTCGCTCCAGCGGTTGCGGTCGTCCTGGCCGCCTTCGGCGATGTCGGACGTCAGCACGCTCTCGATGGCGCCCCGATCGGCGGCGTTGCGCGAGAAGTCGAGCACACCCTGCGTGGTGGCGAGCGCTGTGCCTTCCGGCAGCGGCAGGGCGCGGATCGCATCGGTGACGTCGCCGACTTCGATCTCGGCGTCGGCGTTCAGGCACTCGATGGTGACGGGTCGGCGGTCGCCGTTCTTGGCGTGAACTGAACCAGGGACCCTGATGATCTGGGTGCAGCGGCCGAAGGCCGGGTCGCCGCCGATGGCGAGGGCCAGATGTTTGCGCAGACCAGCGACAAGATCCACCTCTGAACAGGGTTCAAGAAAGCGCCAGTAGACGTGGCGCTTAGGGTGGCCTGTTGCTGTAACGCCGCCAGAGCGCACGACAATAGTCGGTCGTCCGACAATCCTCTCAGCTTGTCGAAGCCCTGCATCGGTGTCTCCTTTGTCAAGATCGACGATCAGCCCGAGCATGAGCGCGATGTCCTGCTCGCGCGCGCCCCCGCGGTGGCTGCTGACGCTGTCCAGCAGCGGGCTCGGCACGATGAAGCTGCCGATGTCGTGCTCGGACCAGCGCTCTACGTGACGCAGTACGGCGCTGACCGCCGCCTCGGTGTCAGGCTGGATCAGGTGGCTTTCGCGGAAGGTGCCCTCCTTGGGCGTGCCCTTCTCGCCGAGCCCGCGCACCTCGAGGTAGAGACCGGGCCAGTCGACGTAGCGGAACCAGGCGTCGAGATAGGCCGAGAGGGCGGCGGGGTCGGTCATGCGGCGGCCTGAGTGCCAAGCAGGCGTTGCCGCGCTACTTCAGAGAAGTGCCGACTTTTCTCGATCAAAATTGCATTGCGACCCAGGGCATGCGCCGCCTCGCCTGTCGATCCAGATCCCGCGAACGGATCAAGGATCGTGTGTCCCGCGAAACTCGAAGCGCTGATGAACTGTTTCAGCAGATCTATAGGCTTCTCGGTCGGATGCATGGCGTTGTGATGCATGGATCTCACCGGCATCACCGACCGTGCCCGCCGCGGCCCGCCGTCTACTGTCTCGTAGCCAACCGGCGCGTAAGTCCCGCGCTGGGCCAGCCCAGCGCGGGACTTCACCTTGCGGGCCGTCGCATCGAAGGTGATCGGATTGGACTTCGTGATTTCGGCCCACCGCGCACCGGGCGGGCGAAGCTGCACAACCAGTTCATGAACGCGATTAAAACGCCCGGCGCCGACGGGGCCGCTGCCGTTGTGCTTCTCCCACACCACCTCTTGGCAGATGTGCCACGATGCGAGCTCGCTAGCGCGCTCCATGAAGAAGCGCAGGGAGCCAAAGCACCAGACAGATGCATGGGGCGATAGCAATGGGCGCAACGCATCTAGCCACCCGGCCGCGTCTCGATCCCAGGCTAGCGTCGTCTCGACATAGGGCGGATCCGTCACGACGAGATCAACGCTACCGGGCGGTAGGGTGCGCATGACGTCGCGGCAATCGCCAGTGAGAATTGTGACTGTCAATGCCGCCTCGATCCACCGGCGGCGAACTCCTCCACCGGCGGCAGGAAGGTGATGATCACTCGGTCGATCACGCTGTAGATGACGTGGAAGAACTCGGTGTCGATCTTCACGCGCCAGCGCTGGCGATTGCGCGGCCGGTCATTGTGCAGCAGCCAGGCGCGGCGATCGTCGGCGCCACGCCCAGGCCGGCGTCTGGACGTGCGCTTGATCTCGCGCACGATGCCGTGCTTCAGGTCGTCGGTGAGCGGGCGGCCATAGCGCTCCGATGCGCGCTGCGCTGCGTGATACTCGCGGTAGGAGACGTGAAGCATTAGGCGATGCGCTCCGCGTGATGTAGAAGCGCAAGCGCCGGGCGGGCTGGTCTATGGTCGCGTTGCCGCCCAGGCGCTTGCTGTTCCGCCCTGGGGCGGCTTAGACGAACGAGATGACGCCGCTGACCGCGTGTTCGATCCGCTCGATCAGGCCGCTGATGCGGCCTAGTCGTTCGGCATGTGACGGGGCTGCGGTGCATGTGTCGCGATCCGACTTCGACGTGGCGCCGACCGAGTTGGTGCCGTCGACCCGCGCGCGCATGTCGAGGAGGCGATCGAGGATGCCTTCGAGCATCCCTTCCTGTTCCTCCAGGATCATGCCCATCGGGCGCTTGGCCGGGGCATCGAGGTCGAGGCTGGCGGCCCGTCCAGCGCCGGCGAGCGTGCGAGCCGCATCACCTACGGCCATCATGCCGAGGCTCCCGCCTGCGCATCCGCCGCGGCCTTCGGCCCGCCCGGATCGCCACCGGCCGCCGCAACCGCGGCGCCGAGATCGGTCTGCGCGCTGTCGCCCTGCGTGGTCTTCGCCGCCTTCGGCCCGCGCACATGGACGTAGTCGGCCGTCACGTCGACCTTGATAGACGCGCTCAAGCCCTGGAACTGCGGAACGCCGGCGCGCAGCAGCTTCTCGACGCTGCCGGCGAGCTCATGCTTGTTGCCGACAGCGTCGGCCGGGAACTCGACGGTGACGGATCCGCGGAAAACCTTGGTCATCTTGGGCCTTTCGGTGGGTTGGGGTTCGGGGGTGTCCGAAACTGAGGCTGCGCGCATACTACAATCTGTCGGCTTTTCGGACAAGCGGGTCGTGCGAAGTTTCGAGGTTTTCTTACTAGCCATCCCGATCAGGACGTCACGGAACTCGATCGGCGTCGCTTCGCGGATTTGGGTTTTATTCTTGCCGCCGACCATCGCCATCATTCCGATGCGTCGGGCCTTCTCGTATCCATGTTTTGCGAGCGCGACGGGATGGATGCGCTGCTCGCCTTGACCCCAACGAAGATCGGGCAGCTCGACGCCATTCGCATAGAGCCAAGTTGCCTTGCGTGCGAAATGCCCGTAGTGGCCCTGTTCAACACAGCAGGTCCATCCCCCGACATCATCGGCAACAACCCAGCCGCCACTTCTGGGCGGAGGTGCTAGGCCGAAGTGTCGCCAAGCGCGACTGCCCTCGGGATGTTCGAGAACCCCTCCCCATTGGCGAACAGAAGCAAGGGCCGAGGCGAAGCATCCGTTGTCATCACCCAGCTTGAACTGGTGCGGCTTCCGCGTGGATCCATGCCAGAAGCGCCCCCAGCGCTGGCACGGCGGATGCGCAACCACCGGATACGGCCCGGCATAGTGGCGCGCGTCGCGCTCCATGTCCCATGGATCGATACCCGACAGATTGAAGTAGCACCCGTCCTTGGCGACAAAGAGCGCAGCGATAGGCGTGGTCACGCTGGCGGCGCCATCCAGTTCGGAGCCGGCGTCGCGGCTCCGCCGCTCGCCGGCGCGCTCCAGCACCGGTCCTGGTAGCTGCACCACATGCAGGGCGGCTTCTCGCGGTTGCCGCCCGCGCGCGGAAGCTCCTCGGGCGACTGTGCGGTGATCACCTTCACGCCCTTGTCGATCGCCTCCTGCACAGCGGCCGGATCGAACGGCACGAGCTCAGCGTACAGCTCGCCGGTGTCGCGGTTGGTGGCGGTGAACAGGCCGGGGTTCGCGCTCAGATCCAGGTGATGCATGTAGACCTGCATCTGCGTGTAGTAGATCGGCTTCGCGCGCTTCACGCCTTGCTTCAGGGTCTTCGCCCAGCCCTTGGCGTTCAGGCCCTTGTTCTCCCAGAGCATTGGGTAAGCGAGTGGGCTGAACGTGCCAGTCGCCATGCCCGGTTTGACGTCGCCCAGGACGTCCGGCCCCGCCGTGATCACGCCGTCGAGATGGCCCGCGATGCGCGGCTCGCCCGTCTCCGGGTGCTTGGCGATGTAGAAGCCGAACTGGCGGCCGTCCGCGCGCTCGGTGAGCATCGTGAAGCCGGCCTTGCGGAGATAGTTGGCGGTCCGCGTCTCGATGTCGTGCCCCATGTCGAACACGCGGAGCAGTGAGCCCGGGGAGTGACGGCCGGTGTCGACCGGCGTGTGCGTGTACTCGTAGGCCAGCGCCCGCGCGCAGTCGTGCCCGAGACGCGAGCCGCCGAGATAGGTGCGCGGCTCCTGCTCCTGTTGCGCGATCTCTAGCGCGGCGTCGATATGCGCCTGGAAGGCGCGCGAGAACGGCTCGAACTTCGACGGCGACATATCGACCATGTCCGACTCCTTGGGGCGCACCGCTGTCACGATCGCGCCGGGGAAGTGTTTGCTGACTTCGAGAACGAAGGGGTGGTTGTAGATGTCGGCCGGGATGTCAGCCGCAGCCACGGCCGATCTCCCCGGGCTTGCCGGGCTTGGTGAAGTCCTTCCAGTGGACCCAGCCATGGCTGCATAAAAACCCCCATGCCCGGATGCGCGGCCCGGTGATGAATAGCGACCAGCAAGGCGAGCTCACGACCAGCCGATGCGCGGCCGACGGCCAGCGGAAGGTGATGCTGCCGGTCTTGCGCTCGCGCGCCTTGTCCGCCACGCGGCCGGGGATGCCCTGCTCGAACACCTCGAAGTAGCGACCGCGCAGGATGATCGAGACGTTCGCCCACGGGTGATCGTGCAGCGCGCGGTCGTCATCCGATCGGACGATCTGGTGGAGGTAGATGTTGAAGATCGGATTGCGCGGGATCACGAACCAGCGCTTCAGGTACGGGTCGCCCTCCGGACCGATGATCTGGTCGGGCTTGGAGATGCAACGGATCGCGCCCAGGATCGCCGGGTGCCGGACGGCGTAGCCGCACGGCCACTTCTGCAGCCACACCAGCAGCGCCGCGCAGAAGTCGAGCCAGATTTCATTCATCGTACGCATCGAGAAGCCTTTCCCAGGTTCGGGACTGCCCATGAGGGGACCAGGAGTAGCAGTCGTTGCAGAGCCGAAAGGCGGTTTCGCTGGCGGGCGGCCCGATCCCGCAAGTGGCGTGCCGGGCGCCGCAGCGAGCGCAGTCGGGCATCGGTGGAGGGTCGCGCCTGACATGTTCGATCCGCCGCTGGTTGCCGATTTTCTTGCGCTGAACGCGAGCCACATCAAGCAGCCCTCGGCATGCGTTGCGTCAGCTCGAGACGCGCGCGGATCGCGCGCTCGTTGAACATCCAGGTCAGATGGCAGGCGGCCACGTACTTGGTGAGCCCGAGGCTGGTTGCCGCCTGCAAGCGCAGCAGGTCTAGCTGCTTCGGTGTCGCCGGCTGATAAAGCCAGCGCTTCGCCTTGCCCGCATCCTCGGTGTCGCCATGCTCGCGCATGAAGTCGTCGGCCGAGGCCAGCGACAGCAGCTTCTCGCTGTTGTCCGCCAGGTGCTTGCAGCCCTGGCCCTTCACGCCCCCGATCGCGTGCCAGCGGCCGGCATAGGAGACCACGACCGCCCAGCTATCGAAGGCCGAGCAGATCCAGACCAGCCCGTCGAACATCGGCTCCCATTTGAAGGGGCTGCTGTCGAACAGCGAGATCTCGGTCAGGACGAACGAGCTGTCGTCCAGCATCTCCGCCCCGGGGAACGGCTCGCCACAATCGACGCAGACCTTGGCGGCCGTCGGGTTCTCGGCGCCGCACGGCTCGCAGATCTTGAACGGCGCCTCGCCGCTCGCAGGCCACTCGTGGCCGCAGATCGGGCATTCCCGCGTCTGCGCCGGGACGTTGGCCTTGCACTCCGGACACTCCTTCGTGCCCTTCTGGTCGAGATCGGTGTCCTGCTCGATGCCGCCGTGCATCAGGAGCGAGGTGCCGAAGTCGATGACGATACAGTCGTCCTTGTGGACGCCGGGGTAGCGCTCTGGATCGACCTTGCGGAGCCCGCGGCCGATCATCTGGATCATGGTCGACTTGTACGAGCTCGGCCGCAGCAGGATCACGCAGCTCGTCGGCTGGTGGTCCCATCCTTCGGTGAGGACCGCCACGTTCGCGAGAACCTGGATCTCGCCCTTGTCGTAGGCCTCCAGGGTCGAGCGCCGTTCGGCCTCGCCCATCTGCCCGTCGACCACCGCGACTTTGACGCCCGCGCTGGCGAAGGCCTCGGCCATGGCGCGGGCGTGCGCGACCGTCGAGCAGAACACGACCGTCTGCCGGTTGCCGGCGACGCGCTGCCATTCGGAGACGACGCGCTCGTTCAGAACCGCCTTGTTCATGATCGCCTCGACGGCCACCATGTCGAAGTCGGCGGGCGTCTTCCGCACCTGGTTCAGCGCGTCGCGAACGCCGATGTCGATGACGAAGGTGCGCGGCGGCACGAGGTGCCGCGCCTCGATCAGTTCCTTCAGCGTGATCTGGTCGGCGCAGTTGGAGACGACCGACCGCAGCGCCTTCTTGTCGCCGCGGTTCGGTGTCGCCGAGAGCAACAGCAGCTTCAGGTGCGGGTTGAGCTTATAGGCCTGGTCGACCACACGGCGGTAGCTGTCGGCCGTCGCGTGGTGTCCCTCGTCGATGAACATGCAGTCGATCGGCGGCATGGTCGCGAGGTTGTCGGCCAGTGCCAGCGTCTGGATCATGGCGAAGGTGACGCCATACCCCCATTCCTTGCGCCGGGCCGTGAACTCGCCGGTCGAGATCTTCGGGTTGATCAGCTCGAAGGTCGTCCGGTTCTGCGTCACCAGCTCCTCACGGTGCTGGATCACCAGCCCCGCCTGCGGCTTCCGCCGGCCGATGATGTGCGAACCCATGACGGTCTTGCCGGCGCCGGTCGGCGCCACGCCCAGCGTGTTGCCGTGCTCGGCCAGCGCCGCGTCGCAGCGATCGGAGAACAGGATCTGGCGGTCGCGGAGCTTCACCGGACGCTGCTCCTGGCGCCGGATGCGGCGCCGTCGAAGTCGGCGAGCACCCGTTCCTCGCTCAGAAGGAAGTCGGTGACGCGCTCGCGCACGAGCTTGTTGTCCGTGGTCGAGCCCAGGAGGATCAGCGCCGCGAGCGCGGCCACCCGCGTCTCGCGATCTGGCGACGCCTTGCGCAGGCGACGCAAGCGCAGGAACTCCTCCCCGTCGGAGGTTGTTCGTTGATCGGTGGAGTGCGACATGCGCTTGAGCCTTTCCCCCGCCGGGACGAGCCCGGCGGGTTGTGAGGGCGGATGACTTAGGCGGCGGGCTTCTGCGCCTGGGCGAGCCAGCCGTTCGGGTTCGGCGCCGCCGAGGACGGCGGCGTGGCCGAGGTCGCAGCCGGCGGAGGGGCGGCCTGGGCGGGCGGGGCCGCGGGGGGCTGGGGCGGCGGGGCTCCCCATGACGTCGGCATGGCTGCCGGCTGGGCGCTCGCCGCGCCGCCGAACATCGTCGGCTGCACCGACGGCTGCACCGCCCCAGCGTTCGTGTTGTAGACGCCGGCGAGGAGCTGCTTGTAGGCCTTGTGGGACTTCGACTGCGGGTTCGGCGTCAGCCACTCGGCGACCTTGTTCTTGTCCTCGTAGCCGTCCTTGCCCACCTCGATCTTGATCTTGATCGGCACGCGGAGACCGTGCAGCGCCTGGTAGGCGGCCGGTGCATCGCCCGGGAGCTGGTAGCCGGCGGGGTTCTCCGGCCCGGCGCCGCGCGCCGCCTCGAGGATGTGCGTGATGGCGCGCGCACCCATGTCGCGGTAGCCCTCGGAATTGCCAGGGTGATGCGGGTCGCCGACCATCTCCCAGATCTTGCGGCGCGCAAACGGCTGCCCGTCATCGATGACGAGTTCCATGTCGAGATAGGCGCCGCCGGAATTGCTGGCCTTGTGGCCGCGGTAGCTGATGATCGCAAAGGCAAGCTGCCCGTTCGGGATCAGATTGCTCGCCTGATTGGCGCCAGCGTGCTTGCTGAAATCCATGATGACCTCGTGCTGATGTGGGGAACGAAGGGGATCAGGCGGCGGCTTGCGCCGCCGGCGGGCCGGTGAGCACCGGCGCGTCGTTGCGAGGCGCGGTCGCGATCTTCCGCATCAGCGCGCCGAGATCCGGCGGTTCGAGCGGGTCGAGACAGCCGGCGCGCGACTTGCCGGGCACGCCATAGCCGTTGTTCTGGTGGCAGACGAACGCGCGAACCGTGCCCTTCTTCATGTCGAGCGTGGCGGCGTTCGTGTTGGGGTCGATCGCGAACAGGCCGAGCGTCACGACCTGATCGAAGATGCCCGGGAGCTCGCGGCCTGCCTTGGAGCCGTCGATCTGCGGCTCGTAGGAGACGCGGCCGGGGATGTCCTTGTCCTCGATCACGTCCAGGATGCCGACGACAACCACCGACTTGCTCGGGATGTGCTGGATCTGCGTCAGCCAGTTCACCATCTCGCGGCCGTGCAGACCGTAGGCGCCGCGGGTGTCGGGCTTGCCGGTCTTCTCGCTGAAGGCCTCGGGCTGGCGCTGCGACCACGAGAAGCAGTGACGCGCGCCGACC